ATAATAGGGGTTTGGAAAAGAACTCGGGCTAGGGGCAAAGGGATTATATATCACAAAATCCACAATTTTATAACACGATAGTTGTGTGCAATCCCTCCCGCCAGATAAATATTATTATGTTATCATTACACGAATTATTTTTATACATCGGTTCTTATTTAAGAACTGACCCCAAAGACTTATGATTGAAGATTTTATTTTATTACCCTACACAATATTAGGCTGGACATTCAAATGGTTATTCAGTATCGGTATGTGGTTCGTCTTAGCGATGTGCATACATTGGTTCTGGACAGAGAAGATTCGCTACAATGTGAATTGGAAACTTCCATTTAAAATTCGCTGGCCTTTTTATCGTGACTAAATACTAACATGGAAACATTACTATTAATACATGTGGTGTTCATCACAGTCATGTCAACAGTTTCATTCTTATGGGGCCAGAAAGACGGCAGAGAAAAAGGACAACGAGATATGGTGTTCGATATGTTAGAGCGTAAACTGGTGACGACTGAACAACTGGAAAAAGAATATATAAATCCATGAGGTAAAATTATATTATGAGTGAAGTGAAAACAGTCCTCGGAATCAACACATCTCACGACACAGCAGTCGCCGTCTTAGAAGACGGAGAACTCGTTGATGTCTTTGAAGAAGAACGCAGTCGCAGAAGTAAATACTGGTCACCCTCCGATAGAGTCACATCGGTGGAAGAAGAGTGGGATTCTTTCGGTCTATTGTGTATCGACCACAAACAACTCCACAAACCTGACTATCTGGCATTCGCCAGTTTCGATAGGAGAGCGTTTAATATTAATGTGAGTAAGAGAGTCTATAAGGATCGTATCTTGCAAGGAGAGATGATTAAAGACTTCTCAGCACAACAATTGAGTATGGCGAGACTTCTAGAAATCAGAGACAAATATCCAAACGACATAAAAGACTTCGACATCATCACATCGCTTGCGAATAGTGAACACAGGAATGAAGACGACTTGATTAATCAGGCACTGGCCGAACAATGTCAAGTTGAAAAGTATGACTTTAAACAAGAACACCATTACTTCCATGCAGTGTGTGGTTCACACTTAAGCCCTTATGACGAAGCCATTGTGATTACATGGGATGGTGGAGGGTTCATGAGTCACTTTGATGAGTGGCCTAACTATCAAGAAATAGAATGTATCTGGCATTATAAGAAAGACGATGCGACACCGATTCGCCCATTATACAAACGCTATTCAAATCATCGATTGGTCAATGACTTGTCGATGCGCCTCTTTGAGAATTGGGGTGAAGACTCTTGTGTTTGTTATGAAGACGAAACACATATCATCGATGGTGTCGAGTCAGTGTTTACTTCTATGCCTAGTATGGGTATGAACTTTAGTAATATGTCTTACGCACTCGGGTGTGATGACCAAGGCAGAGCTGCAGGTAAGGTTATGGGTATGGCGTCTTACGGTAAAGTCGTACAGAATGTCTGGTCTAAACACACAACAGCCAATCGTCTCGAACACGATTCATTGTTCCACGCAACGCAGGTCATACAGAAGGCAGTCGATATGATTCCAGATTGCAAGAACATTGTTCTATCTGGAGGGTATTCTTTAAACTGTACGAACAACTACAAATATCTACAAGCATTTCCTGAACATCAATTCTTTGTTGACCCTATACCACACGATGGTGGTACAGCAGTCGGGTGTGCATTAGACTATTGGAGAAATATTCAAAATGAAAGTTAGTGAAATAATAAGAGAACAGGATGAATGTCTCGACCAACTCATTGACAACGAACAGATTGTTGCAATCTTTCAAAATCATTCCGAATGGGGACCAAGAGCATTAGGGAATCGTTCTATATTATTTGACCCTAGAAATCCAGGTGCCAAGTCTATAGTCAATTCAGTTAAGATGAGAGAGTCTTATCGACCTTTCGCCTGTACTGTAATGTTAGAACATGCACACGAATATTTTGAGATGTTGCAATTACCAGAATCACCTTGGATGTCATTTGCAATTCAATGTAAAGAGAAAGCACACAAAGACATACCTGCATTAGTTCATGCAGACAACACCTGTCGTATGCAGACAGTGACAGAAGAACAGAACAAGAACTATTATAATTTAATTAAAGGGTTCTATGAACGCACTGGCGTTCCCATATTATTCAACACATCTTTTAATTTAGGTGGTGAAGCCATTGTCGAGAATATATTTGATGCGATTGATACTTGTAATCGTTCTCATATTAATTACCTATATGTTCCAGAAGACCAAGAGTTTGCAATCCCTTATGACTGTATAAGAGATAAATCAAAACTTTTGCATGATAAATAACCATATGGTAGAAGTCACAGACAACGCAATTACAAAACTAATAGAAAGAAATGTTGACAAGATAAGATTGGGTGTCACAGGTGGTGGGTGTGCAGGATATGAATACATCTTTGCAGAAGATATATTAAGACCAGGTGACGAAGTATTTGACTATGGTCGATTCTCGTTTCTCGTAGATAAGATATCTCAACCTTACTTAAAAGATGTGACAGTAGATTATGTTAAAGAAGGATTAAATGAGTTTTTTAAAATACTTAATCCAAATGAAACTACAGCATGTGGCTGTGGAGTGAGTGTGAATTTTAATGAAGACATCGTCAGCGAAAGCTAAAGGAAGAAATCTCCAGAAGTGGGTTGTTTCTAAATTAGTAGAACATCTGGACTTAAATCCAGACGACTTAGAATCCAGACCTATGGGTTCATCTGGTGAAGATGTTATCATGGGTGTTCAATCAAGGGAAGTCTTTCCCTATTCAGTCGAATGTAAAAATCAAGAGAAGGTTAATGTGTGGGCCGCATACGAACAATCGGAGGCAAACTGTGGCAAACATGAACCTTTAGTCGTAATCAAAAAGAATCACAAGAAACCTTTAGTCGTAGTCGATGCAGATTACTTTATTAAGTTGCATGGCTTTGTTCAGGAGATTGATAGTGTTGGAGAATGGGTTGAAGGTGATTGGAGAATAGGTACAGTTTGGGAGAAAAAATAATGGAATGGTATACAATTTATATGTTAATGAACTTTGTAGTAGTGAGTATAGTTTCATACTATATTGGTCGTTGGCATGAAAGAAAAAAATAATGGCGATAACAAATAAAAGATTCAACAAAGATTTTAAGAAGAAAAGAATACAACACTCTCGACATATTCACACCGAGAGACTTAAGAAAGAAGCGAAGGAGAAATTTGATGGAATATCTGAATGAATATCCAGTCATGTATCCTTTTGGACCTCCAGTCTATATGGATCAGGTTTCAGAAGAAGCAGTAGACGAACTCGATAAACTTATTGAAGAGGCTGGTGGTAAAATAGAATTTGATGCGAGTGGTTTACTTGCAGGAAGAATTGCGAAACAGAGTAGTTTAGAAACACTTATCTCCGATGATTTAGAATATCATATTATAAAACATTGTATGCGATACCATGAACACGCAATAGGAGGTCGTAATTTGGGTGGCGATATGATTAAATCTCCTAGTATGACATTAGATGCTATCTGGTCTAACATTCAAGAACCAAGAGAATATAATCCACCACACCAACACACTGGTCATTTTTCTTTCGTAGTTTATTGTAGAAATGATTTGGCTAAATATAGTTTAGAAGAGATACAAGATAACGAATACGATTCGCCTCACAACAATCATCAGGCGCTTCAGGAGAATAGAAAACTTGCAGGCCTAATAGAATTGCAATACGGTGAACCCAATTGGATGAATTGGAACAACTATCTATTTGTTCCGAACAGAAGAGATATTATTATATTTCCTTCTTGGTTAAGACATACGGTGTATGCACACTACATGCCAAATTGTGTTCGAGTGAGTGTCGCAGGTAATGTAAGTATAGTTGGAGAATAAAACCACCTAGACTTTTAAACAGTTATATAGTACCATGGTAACATGATTTTAATAGATTTCACACAAACTGTCATTGCAGGTCTTATGGCCCAACTTAAACATAATGATGGTGAGATAAATGAAAATATGCTTAGGCATATGATTCTAAATTCAATAAGAAACTATCAGAGAAGATATGGACCAGATTATGGTCAGATAGTTCTTTGCACAGATGCGGCTAACTCTTGGCGTAAACAATTCTTTCCATTGTATAAGGCAAATAGAAAGAAAGCTAGAGAAGCAGACGATAAAGATTGGCAATTAATATTCGATACATTGCATAAAGTTAAAATGGAAATCAAAGAAAATTTCCCCTATAAATATATGTATGTTAATGAATGTGAGGCAGATGATATCATTGCAGTGTTAGTTAAACACGCACCAGAAGGTGAAGATGTATTAATCGTATCTGGTGACAAAGACTTTCAACAGTTGCATAAGTATGATTATGTTAGACAATGGTCTCCTAATTTGAATAAGATTGTTGATTGTCCGGATGCTGAAATGTTTTTAAAAGAACATATACTCAAAGGAGATAAGTCGGATGGCATACCTAATATATTATCTAATGATGATTGTTTAGATGCAGGCATTAGACAGACGCCGATGCGTAAACAAATTCTAGAGAAGTATCTCAGGATTACTATTGAAAACGATGATAAATACTATAGAAACTATTTAAGAAATCAAACATTAATTGATTTTGAAATGATACCAGAAAGAATAAATGATGCAATTCTTAGTGAATATCAACAAGTCGAACCAGTCAGAGGTAAAGTCTTTGACTACTTACGCAACCAAAGACTTAATCAGTTGATGGATAACATTGGAGATTTTTCGTTATGAACGATGAAACAAAAAGGGGAAGAGGTCGTCCAAAGGGCGCCCCAAATAAACCTAAGATGGAACTTATTCAAGAAAGAGTAAGACTTCCTAAAAACGCAGATGTCTATGAGATACTTTGCCAAGCAGAATTAGTTGCACAAGAGAATGAAGATAATGCCATTAATGGACTTATGACATTCGCTCAAACTAATGGCGCTGTTGAGAAAGTATTGATGTGGGCATTCAGCGACAGAATAACTTCTAAACTACCAAAAGGCAAAACGCCTTACAAACCTAACGATGCACCTGCTTCAGATTTATCTGAGACTGCATTAAGGTTTGAACATAGGAAGTTTAAATACTTTTGTACTAATGAGATTCCTGCATTGAGAAGAGAAACAATGTGGATCGAATTGTTGGAAGGTATCCCTGCTAAAGAAGCAGAATTAATGGAACTAGTCAAAGATAAAGTTTGGCCGTTCAAAAACATCACAAAGGAAATTGCTAAAAAGGCCTTTCCTAATGTGAACTTTTAGATAAATATAATATGTCCGCAGAGACTATAGATATAGATTTAGGGAAGTATGAGACTTCCGATATACATACTTCTAGTCGAGTCGGACTCCATGGAGTTTAATTATGGCAGACGAACCTAAAACATTCGCAGAACAAAGGGTGACGGAAGAAGTCCTATCTGAATCCGATAGAATCCGTAAACGCATAACGGATTACAAAGCACAACTTAATCCACAATCATTAGGAGTTATAGAGGTCATGTTGAACCAACAACTCGCTAGTGGTCAAACCAAACCAGGCGACCTAGACGCTCTTATTTTATTAAGAGACGATATAAACAAATCAAGCATTGAATATAGAACGCAATTAGAAAACGCACAACGCAGATTAGCTGAACTCGCAGAGCAAGATGCTGCCGAGAAAATTGCTCTAGAAGAAGCAAAAATAACGGCAATCGTTGATGCTAGAGATACCGAAAGACAAAGAAGAAAAGATGCAGAGAGTAGACTTGCACAAGTTGAAGCTGTTCTTGTATCACATGGTATATCTATGGACTTAAATGCAGATGGTGTTATTGGTCTTGCAGAAGGACAAGTCGCAGATGAACTTACTGCTGAAGAACAAGAACAAGTTGATAACATTGTTTCAGTAGAGAAAGATAATATTGCTGAGATACAACAAACAGCACTTGCACAACCAGTAGAACCAGTAGAACCAAAAGAACCTTCTCGTGCATTTCAAATGGCAAGAATGTTAAATCCAGAACCAGAAGTTCCTGAAGCAGAAACAGAAGAACCACCTACTCCAACAGATGAGCAGATGGCAGCCGCACAAGAAATGATTGAAGAACTTGAAGAAACTGATTGGTCTCACGAATATCAAGAAGACTACGGATATGATGCAAATGGTTCTCCAACAACTGAGTCTCCTCGTATAGAAGCATCACAATCTGAAACTACACAACTGTTTCAAGAAACTCACGATTGGGCCGACAATGAAGATAAAGAAAGAAAAACTTTTGAAGAATGGAACGAAGAACAAGCACAACAAGTCGAAGAAAGAGAACATGTTCTAGATGTTCCAGAAGATGCTAAAGGCACAGAAGAGTTTTTGAAAACTGTTGAAGAAGTAGAGAAGACTTCTAATAGAACTGAACTTGCAGATGGTGTTTACATAGAAGAAAGAGAAGTTGAAGAAACACCTTCACCTTCTGCACCAGTTATCACTGCTAGTCAATTGCCAGGAGATGTCAAGACTTTCGCTGAAACGGAAGACTATCCAGGTGAGACAGAAGAAGAGTATGACGAAGTAACCATACCTACTGAATCTGAGTTGAAGGGTATGACAAAGAAAACAATTCATGCTGAAGCAGAAACATTAAACTTTGATGTTCCTACATCATTAACTAAAACAAAAATGATTGAGAGTTTCAAACAGCAGACAGAAGATTTGATTTCTAGTCTCCAAGAAAGTGGTGAATTCGTAAGTGCTGAGACAACAGACACTAAGGATTCTGATGATGATGATGGCGATACCGATAATATCCAAGACGGCGGTTACTTCTAAGGTAACCATATCAGAACTTTATAAAGATAATTTAAGTCCAATATACGGATGGATTCTTGATAAGGATTATCATCGTGTCGACTTAAGTCCAGAACTGTCGACCATTCTAGGAACAAGATACTTAGAAGACCAACCACACAAGACAATCAAAATTTATACAGCCGGAATATCAAATGGTATGGGTCTGCGAGTTAGACCTTACGGTTTCATATTATCATTAGCACCAATGCAATTAGAACTAGAAGAAATAAAAAGTTATTCTTCCGATGTTTATTGGAGAAAGATAGGGCAGAACCCTAAGTCAACAGAGTTCAATCATGACGAAGATGCACAATGGTTCATGGTACCAGAAGACGACTTCGAATTGGGAGAATACGAAGCTACTGTGGTACTAGATAACGGCGATGTTCCAAGACACCTGGTTTGTAATGCCGTCTAATATTCCAGTCACAGCAGTTGACCAATTTGATTTTCTAGAACATAGAAAAGAACAAGAGAAGAAACATTGGGCTAAGAAGAACCTATTAAATCCCTTAGACTCTATTCTTACAGTTGAGATTAACACCACAGAGTTGTGCAATAGAACTTGTGTGTTTTGTCCGAGACATGACCCTAAAGTTTATCCAAATAGAAACTTGCATTTAACTGTTAAGGGTGCAACGATAATCGCAGAAGAGTTAGGAAGAAATTCTTATATTGGCAAGATATCGTTTAGTGGTTTCGGAGAGAACTTACTTAATCCACAATTCATACCTATAATAAAAGAGTTTAGATTTAATTGCCCACAAGCAACGATAGAGTGTAATACGAATGGTGATAAACTAAATGAAATGTATATACAGTCGTTGTTCAAAGCAGGATTAGACTTGCTTTATATTAATCTATATGATGGAATAGAACAGATGCAACACTTTGAAAGTATGCTAACTAGTATAAGAGAAGAACAATATAAGTTTCGTATGCATTGGGGTGACTTTGAGAAACATGGTTTAATATTAAACAATAGAAGTGGTGTGATAGATTGGGTTGGTATAGAAGAATCTGATATCAAAGCTCTACAAGGTAAACCATGTCATTATCCTTTCTACAAAATGTTTATCGATTGGAATGGAGATGTGTTGTTCTGTTCTAACGATTGGGGTAAAGAACATGTTGTGGGTAATCTCTTACAACAGAGTTTGCATGATGTATGGTTTAGTAAACCAATGAATAAGATTAGAGCGAGATTGATGAAAGGTGACCGTTCACATTCACCTTGTAATAAATGTAGTGTAGATGGTTCACTGTTTGGTAAACCATCGTTTGATTTAATCAAAGAATATTATGAAAGTAGCGATAACAGGAAGTAGTGGTCTAGCAAAAGAGATTGCAAATATGTTGGAGGGTACTCGACATGAAGACAACTGGATTGAAGTTATAACTCCTAGAATAGACGACATCTTATCTCACAACACTGATTGGAAACCTTTCGAAGAGGTTGATGTTTTTATTAACTTTGCACACAGAGACTTCGACCAAATTAAAATTCTAGATATAATTCATCGTGTATGGGAAGATGATGATAGTAAATTCGTTATTAACTTTTCATCTCGTGCATCTCAACCAAACATATCTAAAGGATATCTTTACGCATCTCAGAAGGCATCTCTAAATCATCTCAGTAATAACTTAACATACAACTCAGATAAGAAATATAAACTCACCACAATCAACCTAGGTTTGTTAAATCATAATGAATTGCCGAGTGTTGCTTGGTTAGATGTTTGTCGTTTAATACATTATCTAATTACAGCTCTTCCTAAGATAGAAATACCAGAGATAACTATACAACAACATGCTAATTATCAGAGAGTTCAAAACCATAAACAAGTTCTTAAATACAGAGAGAATAGAAATCTAAAAAAAGAAGTTAAAGACGAATATGAATATTGGATTGAAGAAAGTTAAACCACCGAAAATAGGTGACGAGATAATTCATTACGAACCCTATTTCGAGAGAGAGTCTAAAGGTAAAGTTGTAGAATTATTATCATCTCAATTTGTATATGAAACAGAAGATGGTCAAACAAGATATTGCTTATTCAAAGAAAACTGGAACATAACACACTAAATAAAAATATGGAAAAGGAAATAAAACACCCCTATCAAAGAGAACACATATACAACGAGTCTTTGCTACCTCAAGCAGAACAGAAGTATAGAGGTTGGTATTGGGACCATTTAACAAAAGAATTCTATCGGTGGGATAACTTCCCTAGATTAACTAAATAGTCCTATGGCAGATATAGAATACAACGACTTCGGTTTTACAGCTATGGATGCAGATGAACTTGCATCTGTAGATACAAAGATTGTAGAAAAGACAACAACCGCAACAGAAGTTATCACTAAACTAGATAACTTTATCAGACCCCTTTTAGAGAATCTTGCTAAAGATTCAGACAAAGATTATATCTACTGGCCTAACAGATTAGATATTCTCACCAAGAAACTAAAAGAATTAGACGAACTACAGAAAAACTTATAAAACCACTTGAGTCCAGGTACAATTTTTTGATACAATAGTATCTAATATATTATACAAGGAGTACAAAAGTGCAAAAAATTAAGCAGTTTTCTTATTATGGAGATAGCCCAGCAACAAAGAAAATAGTCGATATGGGTAGAGAATTAATAACTTTATGCGAGAAGAATGAGTTATATCCAAAGGATGATTTGTTATGGAACGCCGCTGTGACAGCAGGTAATAAGATGGTTACATTCGGAACACCATGGGCAAGATTCAAAGATGTTAGTAGTTTCACGGACTTAGAACGCAAAGCAGTTCTCGGTTATCTTGAACAAAAGGGTTGACAATGGGCCTCACTTTTTAGTACCATGGATACATGATGAGAATAATACTAAAAGGAGACAAAATATGAAAGACTTAAATGTTCTAGTCGACAAACTTTGTGAAGACCTCACAAATACTCTTTGCGGTGAATACAAACATTGCATGGACAATGGTGCTCACTACGCACCAAAAGTCGGTAAAAAATACATCAAAATCGTCTCATACGACAACGCTCACAAAGGTGGGGGTTCTGTATGGGGTTTCATTAACATTGCCGAATTCAAAAAAGGCCTTTGCGGAATCACTTTCAAAGAAGGTGATGTTCTAAAAGCTAGTGGATGGAGGGCACCCGCCCTAAACAGACCAAGAGGAAATCTCTTCGATGGTTTCACTGTTACCAGAAGAACCATGTACGGTCCTGGTTACATTTCAGGATATTCAGCAGGTGGAAAAAGAAATGGGAGGTTCGTGTAATGGCACAAACAATACAATTTATACCTTGCACTGAGACAAGTGCAGGCGGTTCATTAAAAGGAAATATCTTTGCTACTTACAATGAGTTAGAAACAATGTTCGGTGAACCTGCCTTTTGCGGAAACGGCGATAAAATCACAACTGAGTTCTGCATTGATTACGAAGTCAATGACGATGAAGAAGGTTGGGACACTGGCACATTCGCTCTTTATGACTGGCATTACGCAAGAAACTTTGGTGATGATTACGAAAAGATAACATGGAATGTTGGCGGGAAGAATTACAACGATTCTCTTGCTGCTGATTTGGCATTAAAACTTTTCGCTAAATCTGGAGAAAGTCTTGTGTATGCAAAATGGCATGATGTTCCAGAAGAAGACGAGTTGTTCTTATGAGTGTAAATAAACCTTTTTTAGAAACACATCACAGAATCTTATCAGATACTAGTGATGATAAACTCACACCAGAAGAAGTTTACAACTTAGAGAAATATGGTGTAAAACATCCAAGTGAGTTTGCGATAGAAGAAATTGAACTACAAGACGGTGAATGTATTTGTGGTGAATTAAACTGTAAAGATGAATATGTCCATTGGACATCAGGATGGTAATATGATGATAAATAATTTTAACCACTTAATAGACGATATGGAAATCTTCTTTCAAGAGTTAGATTACTTACGAGAAAGTGCTACAATGAATATGTTTGGCGCTCCTCGTTGGTTACAAGATAACTATGACTTGAATAAAGATGAAGCAAAACATGTCTTTGTTCAGTGGACAAAAACTATAGAGGCGTAGTATGACTAAAGCATATAAAGCATTCCTATATGGAATGGGTTTCGGAGCATTATTGATGTTCTTATTATTATTTCCGTCTACAGTTAAGGCGTCTGATGAAAATGGTGATACATTCTGCCTTGCACAAAACATTTATTTTGAGGCAGGTAATCAACCACTCGCTGGTAAGATTGCAGTAGCACATGTTGTATTGAATAGATTAGAACACAGGTCTTATCCAAACAATATTTGTGGTGTTGTTTATCAGGCGAAAATGAGAGAGAGTTGGCAAGGCGAAATGATACCAGTTCGCAATCAATGTCAGTTCAGTTGGTTTTGTGATGGTAAGTCAGATGTACCATTAGACACGAAGACCTGGTTAGAAGTTTTAAGGATTGCAAGAGATATACAAGATGGTGCTTGGGCCGACATTACAGAAGGTGCAACTCATTATCATGCTACTCGTGTGAACCCTTATTGGGCAGATTCATTAAATGAAACTGTAGTTATTAACGAACATAAATTTTACAAATGAGAAAAGAATTATCAAAAGAAAATATGAACGAGTCGTTAATCAAGGAAGAAATAAGACTCTTTAAAGAAAAGATTGAATGGAATAGAGACGGTAATATTGAATATGAAAGAAATAGAAGACATATCGAAAAATAAATTTAGAGAACATCTAAAGAATACAAATTATTTCCTTGGTGGTTTACAACACAAGTATTCATTCCCTAATGGTTATGGTGCGAGTGTAGTCAAACACGATTATAGTTATGGTGGTAAAGATGGTCTTTGGGAACTTGCAGTTCTAGATGCAGAAGAAGAGATAACTTATCATACACCTATAACACAAGATGTTATTGGTTATCTTTCTTGGAAGAATGTAGAGAAGTATTTACAAGAAATACAAGATTTACAAACACCATAAATAATACTATGAGATTATTAGTAGCAAACTACGGAGATGTTCAAATCTATTCAGATAGACCTTTCGGTTATAAAAGATATCATGTTGAATGGAAATTTGATGGTAGTAAACAAATGTATAGTAGTCTTTGGTACTCTAAAGACGATGTTATACAGATGGTTGAAGATAATCTACCAGAAAGAAAAGTGATAGAAGATTAATGCCAACATATGAGTTTTTGAATACTATAACTGGTGAAGTGGAAGAACACTTTATGAGTTATAAAGACCTAGATGAATTTAAAGAAGAATGTCCTCATCTTCAACAACAGATAACTGCACCTAGTATCGTAGGTGGTCATGGTGACCGTGTCAAACTTGATGGTGGGTTTAAAGATGTTCTAAACAAGATTGGTGATTCACACCCAGGCTCTGAACTTCATGCAAAACATGGTTCGAAAGATATCAAAAGAGAAAAATCGGTAAAGACTATCAAAAAGCATGTAGACATTCAGAGTAAAACATAGTACCATGGACCTATGACAAAATTGAAAACCACTCTATTAGAATTACATGAATTGGAAGATTTACAATTAGATACTATCTCAGAGAATGGTCAGAGATACTACACCGATTCAACCAAGACAATAAAATATCCTAGTGTCACAACCGTGACAGGTTTACATAGTCGAAAACATATCAAGTTATGGAGAGAACGAGTAGGTGAAGAAGAGGCAAATAAAATCACTTCACAAGCCACGAAGAGAGGCACTATCTTTCACCAAAATATTGAAGACTATCTTAGAAAAGAAAAAGAGTTTATAGAGTTCCAAAATGTTATTCAAGAAGGAATGTTCAGAGCAGTTCAACCAGTTCTCGATGAAATCATTCCAATATCTTTAGAAGCACCACTATTTTCAAATGAATTACAGATGGCAGGTCGAGTTGACTGCGTTGGTTTGTTTAATAATAAGTTAGCGATTATAGATTTTAAATCTTCCTCTAAACCAAAAGAAGACTATATGGCGAAACAGTGGTATATTCAAATGACTGCATATGCAATCATGGTAGAAGAATTAACTGGTAAACCTATAGAAGATTTAATTGCAATAGTTGGTGTAGAAGGTATGAATACATTTCAAATCTTCATATCTAAACCAAGTGACCATATAGAAGACTTGATGCAATTGAGAGAACAGTATAGAAATCTCTACGGTTTATGATAAATGTATACAACAATGAGAAGTTAGCCTTCTCAGTTGTCCACAACTTTATATCTATAGAGGAGTGTGAAGAAATACTCGCACATACATGGCAGAATTTAAAACCAGCTGATGTAATTAGTTCAGATGGTAAAGGACAGAAACACAAAGGAAGAACAGGTTCAAACACATGGTTAGAACACGATGCATCTCCTTTGATTGAGAATGTCGCAAACAGAATTTCACAAATGGTTCGTATGCCTTTAGAAAATGCCGAACCCTTTCAAGTGGTACATTATGAAGAAGGTCAATTATATGATTATCATCATGATAGTTTCCATGAAAGTGATGAATCATATAATAAAGACTATGTGAAAACAGGAGGTCAAAGAATATTGACCGTTTTAGGTTACTTACGAGATGTACCTCAAGGTGGTGAAACAGGATTTTGTCACCATGGACTTAGTGTTCACCCTAGAGCAGGAACAGTTGTCTCGTGGTATAATGTAAACATGGAAACGAATGAGAGAGATGATATGTCTCAACACGCAGGATTACCTGTAATTATAGGAGAGAAATACGCATTTAATCTTTGGTTCCGTGAAGGAAAATTTAAGAATGATTAGTAGAAAAGAATTTACAGAACAAGTGGAGAAATTACTTGTTGGTAGTAGGACGGATATCATGAGTGCAATACTCTTGGTGTGTGAAAAAAACGGAGTAGAACCGGAAGGTGCAAAACGATTACTTTCAGTCCCATTGAAAGAGAAGTTGACTGCGGAAGCAGAAAGACTTAAACTTATCAATAGAGATAAAGCAAGTCGTG